TCAAGCACTCGACGAAGCTGGTAAGGAGAAGGTCGTAGAAATTCTCCTTAAAGAAGAAAATCTTAATACTTATCTAGTTTCTCATGGGTGGACACACCCACTTCTTGAGAAAATAGAAATTATTAAAGACGACGATATAAGTCATTTAGAGTAAATCAAGATGGTATATAAAGAGGGAGATACCTTTTGGTATCATGTATGTGATGTAACTAACCGCATGACCTACATACCCACAGGAAAAAAGTGTCCTGACTGTTGGTGGAACGCATTAAACCATACAGAACAGGCAAAGGTTAGGCAAGAAGAGTATAGAGACGAACTTAAAGGAGATACATTATGATCGCAGATCAAGTAAAAGGATTAGTAGCAAAACATTTCGATATTGAGACAGACGCTGTTAAAGGAAGTTTTATGGAAGACATCGGCGCAGATTCGTTAGATATAGTTGAATTAGTAATGGAATTAGAAGAACATTTTGAATTGGAAATTCCAGATGATGATGCTGAAAACATCAAGACAGTAGAAGAACTAATAACATATATCGAACAGAATGGTTAATAGTCGCCAGAAAGGAGCGAAAGCTGAAGCATTAGTAGTTAATATGTTGAACCGACATACAGGGTTGGACTTTGTTCTAACACCTGGCTCGGGTAGCGGTAAAATCAAAGGCGATGTTTACCTTCAACATAAACACAATATATTCCTTATAGAAGTAAAATTCTATAAAGATGATTCGGTAACTTCTAAACTCTTTACTAATAAGAGTAATAACTTTGTGCAATGGTGGACAAAAGTAGTAAAACAAGCAGAAGATAATAGTCTTGAACCTTTACTATTTTATAAAGCCAATTATGCACAATTTTTTGTAGCAACAGTAAGAAAACCACAAAGCGGTATTAGATATATGTATATCTCTTGGCTAGGAGTATATGTATGCCTTGCTGAAAAGTGGTTGGAACATGAAATAACGGAATTTAGTAATGGCAATAGAATTTACGAACCTTGGAAAGCCAGCCCCGAATGGGAACCTGCTAATAGTTGATGGTCTCAACTTAGCTTTCCGATGGAAACACCAAAGAAAAGAGTTTTATAAACTAGAATATGTAAGAACAATAGAGAGCCTCGCAAAGTCCTACAACTGTGGAGAGATAGTTGTATTAGGAGATGGAGGAAGTGATTATAGGAAAAACATAGATCCTGAGTATAAAGCAAACCGTAAAGAGCGGTATAAAGACCAAACCGAAGAAGAACGGTTGGAATTTGAACAGTTTATGGCAGAATTTCAAAAAACCTTCGAATTATGTAGTGAAAAAGGATACCTTACCATTAGATATAATGGAGTTGAGGCGGACGATATCGCTGCAGTAATAAGTCTCGCAAGAGAAGAGTTAGGGATAGATAGTATCTGGTTAGTATCTTCGGATAAAGACTGGGATCTTCTAGTAAATGAGAGCATATCACGGTTCTCAACCGTAACAAGAAAAGAAACAACAATAGGAAATTGGGACGAACATTATGACTTTGATCCAGACTACTACTTGACTTTCAAGTGTTTGACTGGAGATAAAGGGGATAATGTCCCAGGCGTAAGTGGAATTGGTCCGAAGCGTGCTTCTGGTATTATTGAAGATTATGGTGATGTCTTTGACATCATGACAACTCTACCAATAGAGAGTAGATACAAGTTTATGCAAAACTTAAATGAGTTTGGCGCAGAGAAACTTGCTACTAATATAGAGTTAATGGATTTGACATACGACCCAGATGCACAAGTGTTAGGACGACGAAATGAAATAATAGGATTAGTGAGGAATTATGTCAGTAAAAATTGATTATAGTAAAGATAGTCTTTTAGATGAATTTGCATTAGCAACTCTAAGAGATAGATATATGGTCGCGGGAGAGAACTCACCGCAGGAAGCGTTCGCGCGAGCGGCTGAGGCTTTTGCTGATGATGACGCTCATGCCCAAAGGTTATATGATTACGTTAGTAACTTATGGTTCATGTTTGCAACTCCCATTTTATCTAATGGGGGAACAACGCGTGGATTACCTATTAGTTGTTTTTTGAATTATGTTGATGACAGTAGAGAAGGTATTACAGAACACTATGTAGAAAACGCTTTCCTATCTTCTTTTGGAGGTGGAATTGGTGGAACTTGGAGTGATGTAAGATCACAAGGTACGCCAACCTCTAAAGGATCGGAGAGTACAGGAGTAATACCTTTCGTAAAAGTTGTAGATGCTGAGATGCTAGCATTTTCTCAAGGCGTAACAAGACGGGGAAGTTACGCTGCGTATCTACATATATCACACCCCGAAATAGAGGAGTTCTTAGATGTTCGCAAACCTACGGGTGGGGACGTTAATAGGAAATCTACTAACCTTCATCATGGCGTCGTGGTTCCTGACGCCTTTATGGAACGAATATGGAGTGCTACAAAGTACGATAATTTTGACGATAGCTGGGATTTGGTTGATCCTCATACCGGCGTTACGAGGAAAAGAGTAAGTGCAAGAACCTTATGGGTTAAGCTCTTACAAAATCGTATGGAAACAGGCGAACCATACATCATGTTTGAAGATGCAATAGATGCAGAGCTACCAGATTTTCAAAAGGACAAAGGTTTAAAGGTAAACCATAGTAATCTTTGTTCAGAAATAACGTTAGCCACCAACGATGAAAGAACTGCAGTGTGTTGTCTTTCTAGTGTCAACCTAGAATATTATGACGATTGGAAAGACCACCCTGCATTCATTCCAGATTTAATAAGAATGTTAGACAATGTTTTAACAGATTTTATTAACCGAGCTCCAGAACCTCTACACAAAGCAAAATTTAGTGCTATGCGAGAAAGAAGTTTAGGATTAGGCGCAATGGGTTTTCATGCTTACTTACAGAAGAACAATATACCCTTCGAGAGTGCACAAGCAACAGGCGCAAACCTAAGAATGTTCTCGCACATTAAAGAAGATGCTTCAATAACAACTAGAAAACTTGCAGTTGAAAAGGGCGCTTGTCCTGATGATGATACATGCACAGTAAGAAATGCACATCTTTTAGCGATAGCTCCTAATGCAAGTTCTAGTATTATATGCGGAAATACAAGTCCTAGTATAGAACCTTTCCGTGCTAATGCTTTTAACCAGAAAACAAAGTCTGGAAGTAACCTTATGAAAAATAAATTTTTAGAGGAAGTATTAAAATCATACAATAAAAATGATGATGAGACTTGGAAAAGCATAGTAACACAGAAAGGAAGTGTACAACATTTAGACTTTTTAAACGAGTGGGAAAGAAATGTATTTAAGACAGCAGTTGAAATAAATCAAGCATGGCTTATTGACCACGCTGCTCACAGACAAGAGTATGTTTGTCAATCGCAAAGTTTAAATTTATTCTTTCCACCAGATGTTAATAAGTCAGACTTGCACAATGCACATATGTTAGCATGGGCAAGAAACTTAAAGACTCTCTATTATTTACGAAGCGAGGCTATATCTAGAGCAGATATAGTATCTGATCAAGTAAAAAGAGAGATTTTATTCGAACAGTCAGATTGTCTAGCGTGTGAGGGTTGATATGAGTTTATTAGAAGAAAGAGTCTATTACAAGCCCTTTAAATATGATTGGGCATTTGAAGCGTATAAAAAACAACAACAAAGCCATTGGATGCCTGAAGAAGTTAATCTACATGATGACATTAGAGATTATAGAGAGAAACTTACAGTTCCAAATCGAAGACTTATAGATAATATATTTAGATTTTTTACACAAGCTGATGTAGATGTAGCTGGTGGATATGCCTCGCATTATTTACCTACATTTAAACAACCAGAAGTAAGAATGATGTTATCAGCTTTTGCCGCTATGGAAGCAGTACATATGGAAGCATATGCACTTCTAGTAGATACTCTAGGTAAAAGTGAAGATTTCTATAAAGAGTTTATGGATATACAAGAGATGGCAGAAAAACATGAGTATCTAACAAACTTTAATATGGAGAACCCTTTTGAAATTGCAAAAACACTTGCAGTATATAGTGGTTTTACAGAAGGAGTACAACTATTCGGTAGTTTTGCAATACTACTAAACTTCCCTAGACATAATCTAATGAAGGGAATGGGACAAATTGTAACTTGGAGTGTGCGTGATGAGTCGCTTCATGTAGAGGGTATGTCAAAACTATTCAGAGCTTTCGTTCAAGAAAACCCTGAGATATGGAATGACAGACTCAAGTATGAAATCTACTGTGCTGCTGAAAGAGTAGTAGAGTTAGAAAATAATTTTATTGACACTTGCTTTGAAAAAGCAGAAATACAAGATTTAACTCCTGAAGAAGTTAAAGAGTATATTCGTTATATTGCAGGTAGAAGATTATTAGGACTAGGTATGAAGAATATCTTCCATACAAAAGTTAATCCATTACCATGGATTGATTATCAATTAAACGCAGTTGAGCATACCAACTTTTTTGAAAACCGTGCTACCGAGTATGCTAAGGCTAGTACACAAGGAAATTGGCAGGATATATTCAAATGACAACAGAACAACCAACACCTACCATAACTATTGACGGAGTAGAACACCCAGTAGACAACTTAAGCGAAGAGCATAAAGTTGTTATTGGTCATGTTCAAGTAGCAGATCAAGAAATAGCAAAATTACAAAATTTAATTGCTATTCTTACGACAGGTAGACAGGCTTATATCAATGAGTTAGGAAAAGAACTAAACGGAACAGAAGAAGAATTTACAACACAATGAGAATCTTTATAGGGTATGAGGAAGCACACCCTGAAGCGTATGAAGTGTGCAAAGCTTCTATACTAAGATTTAACCCAACTCATGATGTGAGACCTTTAATTAAGTCTGAGCTTATAGAACGAGGAGTTTATTATAGACCCCATCAAGGCGAGTCTACGGACTTTGCTTTTACCCGTTTCTTAGTACCATATCTCTGTGATTACATGGGTTATGCACTATTTTGTGATGGCGACTTTTTATGGAGAGACGATCCGCAGGAAATTACACACTTTAAACAGAATAAATATGATGTTCATGTTGTGAAACACCCTAACTTAATACAAAAAGAACACCCAAAAATGGACGGTAAAACAAATAGACCTTACGATAGAAAGTATTGGTCATCTTTAATGTACTTTAACTGTGCAGGAGCAACAAGGTTAACCCCTGATACGGTATCTCAAGCCCACGCGGGTGATTTGCACGGTTTTTTATGGACAGACAAACTTATCGGAAGTTTGCCCTTAACCTACAATATGATGGTAGGTTATTATACTGTGCCCAACCCCAAAGCAGTTCACTTTACGGACGGAGGTCCGTGGCTTGATGATTATAAAGATATACCTTATGCAGATGAGTGGAAAGCATTATGGGATTTATCGAGGCACTAGAACAACCCGCCATGTTCCAATTTGATATTGCCGTTGTTTGCATATTTCTTGGATTAGCAGTTTGGTGTAAGTGGAGCGGAGTTCGACTGGGACTCTTTGTAGGCGGTATGCTTTACCTGTTCTTTGCAATTCTTTGGCATATGCCGTGGGAACTGTATGTTCAATAATAAAAATGTAATCTTAGTAGGCAATTCAGTTGAAATGCTAAACTATGAACATGGGGAATTTATCGACACTCATGATGTAGTTATGCGTATGGGTAGGGGAATCCCAAACCCCAACGGGTTAGAAAATAATACCAAAGCTATTGGTACAAAGAGTGATGTGTGGGTTACAGGGTTCTTAAGAGAGAACACGATAAAACAGCCCCATATGAAGAAAATTCCAACTATACTACTCAATAGAACAAGAATGTATATGAAATCTCCCCGAGAGCCGTATCATTTAAAAGACTATACAACAATGTTCACAGACAATCAAATTCTTGAGATTTATGATGAATTTGGATTTATTGACACAAACGATAAAACTAATCCTAAATATGGACGTCCGTCCAACGGTTTTATCACCTTACTATACTTAACTAGAAAATGTTCTTATAAGAGTTTAACTTTGATAGGGTTTGACTTCTTTGCAAAATATTATCCAATTAAGGTAGGCAAAGCAAAGCCACAAAGCTGGCATTTACCCCACAATAAGCATATAGAGACCCCGCATCATGGAGATACGGAAAGAGCTTTTGCATTGGATTTGAAACGAAATGGAGTAATTAAGTGGATAATCTTATCTGATTTGAAGGAAGAAGTCCTAGATTTCTAAGTACTTTTCCAATGGTATTTGGTTGTGGGAAGGGTGTTGAGATTTTCGCGAACATCATTGATGTCCTGACCTAAAAGATTAAACCAGTCAACAAGCATATAATTCCTTGCCGATTTTCCAATCTCCTGAGCCTCTTTGTACAGCGGTTGCCTTGTTTTCCATTCTTGTAATCCATTGAGAAACATTCGGACTTTTCCAACACGGCTGAGAATCTCCCAGCCCCTACCCTCATACTGCTTATAAACTTCTATTCTTGCTAATTCCCCAAAAGGAGTGGGTGGATAACCAGTAAGGATATGAGTAAAATCATGAACATCTAGCATAAACTTTCCGAAAGCTTCATGTTTATCGGTCTTTTTATTATATCGTTCTAGATTGATGGTTTTTTGAAGTTCTGTGTATTTATACTTCTTCATAAAAGCTTTATATTCTGCAACAACTGTATTAGGTTCTGCATTATCATACTGTTCAAAGTGATCAAAAATACTTTGACCTAACATATATCTAGTACCTGTTTTAGTAGTTACCCAGACATTTATAGTATTATCCATTGAATCACCATTAAAGTGAGTAAGAAAGTCCACTATGAAGTTAGTATCATAGTTTCCAGGTTTTGTTTGAATTTTGATAAGATTCCAGAGGTATCTAATATCTTCAAACATTATATCTTTCCGTAAAGATATCCTGCTTTCGTAACAGATTCGATCATCTTTCTCTGTCTCTCTGCCTTATCTAATAAGACTTCCGCTACTACTTCTGATTTTAGATTAGTAGGTATATTATCAAGTTGTTTCGCCCATAAGTCCCAAGGCATTGCTAAGAATAACAATGTCGGAAGGTTCCAGTATGGAGAAATTAACTCCTGTAGTCCAGGTGTTTGGATTGTGTATGCTTTCCGTAACATGATGTTACAGTTGATCGCATCTTTTGCTCCCATTGCTTCTACTAGAAACAATTTGTCTACTTTACCATTAAAGTAAGTAGGAGCGTAGCCAACCCCTATATTATAGAATGAAGAAAATAAATCTTTATTAGTTGCAGATAGAATGAAAGAGTCTACGTCTTGATGCCAAGGCCCGTACGGCTCTAACCAACGGTTATTCCAGTTTATTTTTAAATCTCTCCGTCTTTTTGTCTGATTAGTCTGTCTAGTTGCTCTTCCATTTTTAAAGAAGTTTCTAGAATCTAACTTATCTATCTTATCCCAATTTAAAAGTATCATGCTCTTATCATGATCTTTTTCATTTGCTTCTATATCTAAAATACTGTAATAATTCTTATAGAATGGGTGATTTAAATAAACCCATTGCTTTCCAAAGTATGCAATCTTGTCGCCCATCTGTGCAACAGTAGGTAATTGTCCTTGATCTAAGGTCTTTTGATTAAATATACGAGGAGTATGATCTAAGCATAAAACTTTGGTCATAGGACCAGAGTTTATAGTTTTATCTTTCCAATACTCTTTTAACTGCAGTATCATTCTAGCTTGTAGTTGTGCGTGTCCAGTTCCATCTCGTCTAGCTGTACCTTTTACATTCCAAGCACTTTGATAAATATGCACTTCTCTAAAATTTGCTAATGCCCATTTGTGAACGGGCTGTAGCTTATCCCATGCTTGAGGTCTGGTGAAAAGATGTAGGCGAAAGTTCTCCCCTTTGTCTAATAAAGATGACAAAGTAAACATTGTTGTTAATTCATTTGTTTGTATTGCTATATCAATCATGTCTTAATGTATATTCCCAAAAATTATCTAAGTAGGCTTGTAATCTTTCCTTTGGATCAGGATCAAAATTAAATATAATTCCTGATCGTCTACTTGATAGTATCTTCTTTAAAGCAATTCCAGAGCCTATGTTTTTTCCTGCAACAGCCTGGTATAATGCTTCATAAGTAAGATGGTTCTTTTCTCTCGCTTTTACTGGGATTGCTACCGTTGAAATCTTTTTTCCTAAAAGTAATCCTATTAGTCCCATTTCACTATTAGGACACATAGCCATTTCTTTACAGTTCAACAGTACTTCATATCCTCCTGCTTTTTTATTTAAAATTTTATCTTCCCCATACTTTAGCTTCATTTTTGCTATCCAAAGGTGGGCAGTTATAGGGTGAGGTTTAATTACATATCCTTCATCTATTAACTTATCCATCTTATGCCAGTTTATAATACCCTTCTGTATTAAATTACTTCCTGGCGGGAAGATAACCTTATCATAAAATTCTGTGTTCCATTGTAACACATATTTATTTTCTAGGTTATTGATGATTTTTTCTATTCGATCTTCATCAATTTCTATTTCTGAATCATCAACAATAGAGTTCATCAACCTATTATTTATCTTTATTGTATTAGTTCTTATGTATATTCCTTTTCCTAGAAAGTCTGTATATAACCAAGATCTAATTGTACGCAGTTCATTAGTATTATACCAAAGATCATATTCAAAAGGACTTCCTCTATAACTATCTGGTATAAGCAAATGCTTAAACTTATTTAACTCTTGCAGTTGAGCTTTAGGTCGCATACTACTACCAGACTTCATATAATGAGTTGGTAGATCACCTAATTCTTCATTTATAGAAAGGGCATCTAAAGTATTCTTATTCTTGAACTTTGCCATTTCTTTCCTGCTTGAGTTCGTAAACTTGCTTTTCTAGCACTTTTACTCTATCCTCAAAATCTTCTATCGTATCAAAGAGAGCAGCCATCATGCTCTCCATTTTTTTATTTACATACTCAGGTGTAACTTCACCCTTTGTGTTCTCTTTTTCAAATGCCATCTTAGCTCCATGATGAACCGTCCCAGTAGGAAGCTCCATAGTCTGTAGCGCTTGACACTTCAGTATCATAGATGGTTCCAGCTGAGCTGGCTGTTATTCTTTCAAATATTTGCGTACTTGTTGCTGTTGCAAAAGTAGTCAAATGTCCTGTTAAAATTGTAGTATCGGTTGCTTTACTAGTATCGTAGACTGTTGATGTGTCTCTAGTAGTTGCATAAACCGTACCTGAATCTCTCGTAGTTTCAAACGTAGTAGTTGTACTCTGTGAAGTATTAAACGTTGAAGTAGTACTCTTACTTGTTGCAGTAGCATGACTAGTAAGTGTTCCTGTTGTAGTATCATATACTGTATCAGTAGCCTTACTCGTTGCTGTAGCTCTACTACTTGCTGTACTGTGTGTAGTATTGTAAGTTGTTGTTGTAGCCTTACTTGTTGCAGTAGCATGACTAGTAAGTGTACCAAGCGTAGTAGCATATACTGTAGTGGTAGATTTACTTGTTGCAGTCGCTCTACTACTTGCTGTACTGTGTGTAGTATTGTAAGTTGTAGTTGTAGCCTTACTTGTTGAAGTAGCTCTACTACTTGCTGTACTGTGACTAGTAGCATACGTAGTAGTGGTACTTCTGCTCGTGCTTGTAGCACGACTCGAGGCGCGAGAAGTACCGTACGCTGTTTCATAATTTGTGCTTCTTGATGTATTTGTGTTCCAAGTTGTAGTTTTACTAGTGTTAGTACTCCACGTTGTAGTTTTACTTGTGTTAGTACTCCATGTCGTAGTATGACTTGTATTAGTATTCCAAGAAGTTGTATGACTTGTGTTTGTGCTCTGGGAAGTATTCCTAGAAGTGTTAGTATTCCAAGCAGTATTCCAAGAAGTGTTAGTATTATTAGTACCACTTGTATTATTAGTTCCTGAGGTATTCCAAGAAGTATTCGTATTTCTAGAAGTACCGTAAGCGGTATTATTAGTACCTGATGTACCCCATGAAGTATTATTAGTTCCACTTGTACCATAAGCAGTACTGTTAGTTCCACTTGTTCCGTAAGAAGTACTCTGAGAACCTGCTGTATTCCAAGAAGTATTAGTACTGTTAGTCTGCGAAGTATTCCAAGCAGTATTAGTATTTCTCATCATTGGCTCTCCTTCTGGGTTTATCTGCCATACTGTTAAGTTAGTACCAGTTGTTCCCCAAGAGGTGTTTGTATTATTAGTCCCACTTGTTCCTACAGCAATATCCGTGGTTCTAGAAGTATTCCAAGAAGTGTTTGTATTTCTAGAAGTATTCCATGAGGTATTTGTACTTTGGCTTGTGTTCCAAGAGGTATTCGTACTTCTACTAGAATCATATCCAGTACTATTAGATCCACTTGTTCCCCAACCCGTGTTTGTACTCCAACTAGTATTAGTAGATGCTGTACCTGTTGTAGTTTGATCAGTTGTATTAGTAAATGCTGTACCCCATGAGGTAGTTACAGCATATTCTGTAGTTTGTGAAGTACCTACACCATACTCTGTAGTCTGCGAAGTATTATCCGCGTACTCAGTAGTCTGCGAAGTATTAGCCGCATATTGTGTAGTTTGCGAAGTTGAATTAGTAAACCCTGTACTTCTACTCGTTGTTATTGTAGTATCATAACTAGTAGTATAAGTAGTGGTAGTGTCATACACTGTAGTAGTAGCATGACTAGTGAGATAAGTGGTGGTAGTCGTAAATAGAGTAGTTGTGTTAAATACAGTCGTTGTTGACGTACTTGTTTCATACGTAGTTGTAGTCGTAAAATCAGTTGTCGTATTAAAAGTAGTTGTGGTTGCCTTACTCGTATTAAAAGTAGTCGTAGTGGTATAAGTAGTTGTGGAATCGAATACAGTCGTTGTTGACTTACTTGTTTCATACGTAGTTGTAGTCGTAAAATCAGTTGTCGTATTAAAAGTAGTTGTGGTACTTTTAGTTGTTTCATAGGCAGTCGTAGTTGTATATTGAGTAGTAGTATTAAATACTGTTGTTGTATCTCTAGTAGTTGCCCAAGTAGTTGTTGTAGATTGCGTAGTGTTAAAAGTAGTAGTTGTATCTCTAGTAGTATCGAATACTGTGGCGGTATCTTTATTTGTTGCGTAAGTAGTTGTTGTACTATAAGCAGTTGATTGCTCACCCGAAACGTAAGTTGTTTCAGTATTAGTAGTTCTGGCAGTAGTGTGAACAGCAGAGAAAGGCCCTTCTAGGCTTCCCCCATCATTTACGTAGACTTCGTTGACACGACGAATTGTCCCACTATCATTGATAGCGAGAAATCGTAATGTGCGGAGTGTTCCGCTATCGTTTACGTATATTGCCACCTAAGACTCCTATGAGTAAACGTACCAAACGTGCCCGCTAGATGTTGCTCCTACTCCCGTTGGCGCTGATGAAGTGATAGTGTAAGGTAATCGAGCTGCACCTATAGTACCACTTGTCAATTTTCCTGCAGCAACCGTTAAGTTACTCGCAGCCCTTCCTGAGGTTATAACCTCAGTACCATCTATACTAAGTCCTGCGTCCTCAATATTAAACTGTAATTTTGTTGCCATTTTATGCCTCTATTGTATGTCTTATAAATTTATAAGCCATAGTATCGCCTGACGCTGCTGTTACTCTGAGTCTGCAATCAGTCCCAGATATGTCTGCGTCAAAAGTTGCCTGTGCGCCATTATCAAAGATAGACGCGTATTGTGTTAAATAAACTGTTGAACCGTCATGGAATAATACGAGTTCCAATGCTTGGTAATCGCTATCTGTCGAGTTCGTAATCTGTACAAAGTATTTTGCACTTCTAAATGTTGCATGAGCGAATGTATCTAAATTAAATGTAGTAGTTGAAGAACTAGTTCCTGTACCTACGTCCATACCAGCTACTTCATCAATATGAAATTTCTGGGGTGGGTTACTATCTTGAATACCAAGTACACCTGCATTATTAGTAATATCACTTGTTCCATTACCCCAAGTATTAGTACCTTGTGTAGTAAGATTACCTGAGAAGGTAACATTACCTGTCATAGTTTGTCCACTAAGAGCATCAGATTTAAGTTCACTTGAACTTACTGCGTTAGCTGCTATTTCTGCGGCTCCTACTGCATTACCTGCTATTTCTGCAGCAGCTACTGAGTTAGATGCTAATAGATCTGCGGTAATTAAACCACTAGATATCATACCAACATTATTGATTGCATTATCTGCCATCAAGTCTGCAGTTATTTGATCATTTGCTATATGGGCAGTATCAATGGATCCAGTCGCATAATGTTCACTATCAATAGCGTCATCTGCAATCTTTGTTCCGTCTACCGCGTCAGCTGCTAGCTGTGCAGTATCTACTTGACCATCATCAATATGTCTTGTAAGAATAGAGTTTTGCGCTATCTTAGTTCCATCTATTGCGTTGTCTGCTATATTTCCTGTAGCGATTGTATTCGCTGCTATTTCAGCAGTTGTAATACTTGCTGCTATAATCTTGGTTGCATTAACCGAGTTAGCTGCTAATTTAGCTAAAGTAACATTTAGATTTACTATTGCATCGGTATCAACAGCATCATCTGCTAGTTGGTCTGCTGTAACTTGATCGTTGTCAATATGTCTTGTAAGAATTGAATTTTGTGCTATTTTAGTACCGTCTATCGAGTTGTCTGCAATATTTGAAGTTGCAATAGTATTAGCCGCTATTTCAGCAGTTGTAATACTACCTGCTACTATTGAATTTGCTACAACAGAGTTAGCCGCTAGTTGATCTGCTCCAACCGCATCATTTGCGATCATAGATTGCTCTACTGCGTCTGCTTGTATTGTTGCAGCTGCAGTTACATTTCCACTACCATCAAAAGAGGCTGATGTCCAAACGACATCTCCAGTCATTCCAATAGTTCGTCCTGTAGCTAGTGCTGTTGCTGTGTCTGCATTACCAGTTACAGCTCCTGTAACATTTCCTTCAATGTCTGAAACTAATGTTGCTTTTGTATATCCTGTTCCTGCCGTATTAACAGTAGTTGTTGGCTCAGCTTGGTTGTCTTTAAATAACTTCCACTTTCCTGAGTCACCCGCATCTCTGAATAATCCACCATATAAATCTTGTGATCCACTAGTATCATATAAACCGTAGAATCCTATGTCAACTGCATCAGACGAGTTATTCGTTGATGCAAGAGCAAGTAATGGATCTGCGGAAACAATAGTTGTTGAAGATACTGTTGTTTGTGTACCTGAAACTGTTAGGTTGCCTGAGAGTGTTACGTTACCAGAGAACGTTTGCCCCGATAAGGCATCACTCTTGAGCTCACTAGCACTTACAGCGTTTGCTGCGATCTCAGTCGCTGTTACAGCGTTCGCTGCAATCTGGTCGGCTGTAATTTGGTCATCATCTATATGTTGTGTTAGAATTGCGTTATTTGCAATATCTGCAGTTACAATTGTTCCGTTTACTATCTTAGCTGAAGTAACTGAGTTATCTGCTAAAGCTGTAGTATCTACTGATCCTGCTGCATAATGTTCAGCATCTATTGAGTCTGCTGCTAAATGTTCTGAATCAACAGCATCGTCTGCTATTCTAGTGCCGTCTATCGCGTCTGCAGCTATATCTGCGGTTACGATTGTTCCGTTTACTATCTTAGCTGTAGTAATTGAATTATCTGCCAAGTCTGCTGTTACAATAGTACCATTTACTATTTTGGCACTTGTAACTGAATTATTTGCTAAATGAATAGTATCTATACTAAGAGATACTAACTCTGCACTATCCACAGAGTTTGCAGCCATTTGGTCTGCTGTAATCTGTGCATCATCTATATGTTGAGTTAGAATAGCATTATTTGCTATATCTCCACCAACAATTGTGCCATTAACAATCTTAGCTGTAGTAATTGAATTATCTGCTAAATCTGCTGTAACGATTGTACCATTAACTATGTGGGCAGAAGCAACTGAGTTAGCTGCTAGTTGATCCCCTGTAACTTGGTTGTCGTCTATATGCTGTGTTAAAATAGCGTTGTTTGCTATCTTACCACTTGTAACTTGTGTGTTTCCAATTTTTGCAGTTTCTACTGCGTCGTCTGCCAAGTGTGCTACAGTAATAATATTCTGTGCGATTTCTCTTGCAGTAATATTATTTTCTGCTATCTTAACACTTGTGACTGCATTGTCTGCTATTTGAAGTGTTGCTATTGCATTAGTTGCAATTTCACTTGTATCTACCGCATTTTCAGCTATTTTTGCTGAGGTAACAGCATTTGCGGCTATTTTACCTGCTGTTACTTGTAAATTTCCTAAATGGATAGTATCTATACTACCCGTTACTAATTCGCTTGAGTCTACTGAGTTTAGTGCTATTTTAGCTGATGTAATAGCATTATCTGCTACTGATGTAACTGCTGATGACTGTAAATGTATCGCTGCTACTGCGTTTGTTGCTAATTCACTGGTGCCTATACTATTTGCGGCTACCTCAGAAGTACCAACAGCGTTTGCAGCAACTTCACTTGCTGTGATCGAGTTACTTACTATCTCGGTAGTACCTACTGCATTAGCCTCTAGCGAAGCTACTAATGCCATTTGTTTACCTATGAGTGCCATTTTATGTTTGCTCCAGATACGATAGAACTACGTCTATCGAGCTTGCAACGTTTGATTGTACTTTAATTTTATCACCAGCTTCACAAACAACCTTACCGTCTCCTCCAACCAATACTAGTGTTGAACCACTTGGTATAGGCGAAGCGTGAACCATACTTATATGATTTGTTTCAGAAGCATCATAAAATTGTGCTGTTGCTTCTATTTGTCCGCCTGATTGATTACATAAATACAACCCAATTATTGTTGATGTTGTATTTGCGGGGCATGTGTAGGACGTCGTTAATGAAGTTCCTACATCTGCGCTTGTTGCTGTTTTAAATGCTGATGCCATGTTGCTATCCTAATGCTATACTTAATGCTAAGATATCGTCTTCTGTTATTGCGCTAGCATCTGTATGAGAAGCTACCGTTACGATATTGCCTGCCGCATTCTTTGTATAAATCTTTTGATCAGCTACGTTCATTGCAATCTCGTGTGTTGCTAAATCACTTGTACTTGGTGCTGAACTGGAGGTTTCTGATCTTTTTATTTTAATAACTTGTGCCACTAGAACGTACCTCCGTCTAACGTATTAGACCATGTGACTGTTGAGGACGCTCCTACTTGAAGTAGCTGTCCTACACTATTTGTTGAATCGTATGTTCCTATTGATAGTGCTGAATACCCACCACTACTTCCACCTGCTCCGTATAAGATGTCTCCGTTTGCTGTATCTGCGATACCTTTAAGTTGGAGAGTATCAGAAGCGATAGATAATGTTTGATCGTCTACATTTACTGCAAGGGTATTACCTGATTTATCAAGACCATTTCCAGCGGTTACTTGTCCAGCTCCTGAGAACTGAGTGAATGTAAGTGTTGAACTACCTAATGTTGCTGTTCCTGTAATTGAAGTAAGTACATATGCATTATCTGCATTAGCCGAACCTGCTTCAACAAATGTAAACATTCCGCCTGAAACTTCTGCATTAACATTAGCGTCTGTTGCTCTGGTAAATATACCTGCTACACCAACAGCACCTGCTGTTGATACATAATAAATACCATTTTCTTCTGCAGATGATTGATCCATAATAAGGATTCTGTCATTAAGTGCTGTAACTGTACCATCGATGGTTACCGTTCCAGTAGAATCCATTGTAAGAGTTCCAGAACCATTATTATAAGTGGCTCCTAAATTAGCTGTTGTTGCTAACTTAACGGAATCTTTAATATCTAGTGCCTGTTTGACACTATCTACATATGCTTTGGTTGTTGCATCGGTACTTGCTGTTGGAGTACCTATATTAGTTACTCTGTTAGCTCCCATATCAACAGTCTGAGAACCAGCTACTGTAAATCCACCATCAAAATCTGCTGATGGGGTAAAAGTAGGTGTTCCAGTTATTGTTATTGCGTCTGCTGAAGCATTACCTAAAGTAACTGCTCCATTGAAAGTTGCTGCTCCGTCTACATTAAGTGTAGAATCGAAGTCACCTGCTCCATTTGCAGTAAGTGTTCCTGCTACTACTGTATTACCTGTTCCAGATGCAACTGTAAATTTATTCGTTGCAACTGTTAAGTTTCCTACAGAGTTGAATGTTCCACTAACATCTGTTGTGGTTGCGTTTATATCAAGAGTTGGTGCTGTAATTTCTACTTCGGTATCAGCGTCAATATCTAATTGACCATCTGCTGAAGATCCGACAGTTAGTGCACTATCTCTAAATTGAACTTCCGATGCTCCACTGAGCAATAATCCTGTATCTGGTACGTGAGTAAGACTTACATCTTTATCCGCTCCAAAATTAAGGACTGCCGCGTCAGACAATAAACTTGCATCATTAGCAAATGTAATGTCTTTACCTACGACTACTAACTCACTAGAGTTGGTTGTAACTAATTTAAGATATGAGGTCCCATTCTCATTAAAGTTTAGGGCTGCCCCTTCATTATCTTTAATTAGTACTGAAGTTGCTTGTGCATCTAAATCAACTGCGCCACCATGAGTAATAACTAAGTTAGCCGTTGGGGCTATTGTTAATGCTCCTGATGAAGTTGAAATAGTATTGTTTGAACCAGTTATAACTGTATTACCAGATTTTAACTGATCGATTTTGCTATTCGCGTCAACTAGTACTGCTGAACTTGCGGTAAGGGTACCTGCAGTATGATCCAACATATTTACATATACTGCCCCACCGATTGCTGTTACAGCTGCACTACTAGGGTGACCGACAAATAGCTTATTACTGTTTGAAGAATACGCTAACTCACCTGCGACTAATGATGTAGGCGCGGCCGTAGACGTACTTCGTTTAATTTTAATAACTTGTGCCATTATTCTTTCCTATATGAGCTTAAAAGCTCCCTGCGTCTATCGTATCCGAGTCCGCCGAATCGTTTCCTATCATTATAGGGACAAATTCATATGTTCCACTTGATGTTTCTCGATAGATCTTTAACTGATTGTCGTCAGTGTCGTAAAAAAAGTCACCTTCTGCTAGATTTGTTGTACTAGAAGTAGGTGCTGTTGTTTGTACCCACAATTGATCTGCTAATTGTAAAAGAGCTGATTCAACTGTAGACGCTGAACTAAGTGTGCGGGCGCGATTTGCAAAAGTAATACCTTGTGCATCAGTAGCCGCTCCTGCTATTGCACTTGAAATTGTAAGTGTAGTAGTGTTTGCGGTTGCGCTTACTGAAGTAGTTTGTGGTGTGATTTCTAATGTAACTGCCATTATCTTGTGACCTCTGGAGTGACTCTAGCCACACCCTGTAGTAACCTAGTTACTGTACTATTACTAGTGTTTACTAATTCTAAATCGTAGAAGTATTTTCCTGCTGCGATACCCGCTGTTGTGGAATTACTAAGAGCCATCTTAAGCTTTCCGCCAGCTGCATCTGTTATGGTACATGTAAAATCTGCTGTTTTAGTAGAACTAGAAGGACTTGGACGCAACTGTGCCCGCACAGAATGCGTTTCTATCGCTGTAGCTACACCACCCTCAGCTATCGCTACTTGAATAGCGAAGTCTGAACCTTGGTCGATAACTATATCATAAGTTCCTGCTGCCATAATATTTTAATACTCCTATTTATAAATTATACCAAAAATCACCGCTTATGTCAAGAACAATTTTTGGAACGTGGATTGAAATTGAGTCTTTGAGCACAGTTTGTATAATTCCGAGAATCATAACCAAAAATTTATGGTTATTATTTTCTATAGTCTATGAATATGTAAATGTTATACTCGCCCAATCACTATTGTTTGCTTTTACTTGATTCCATGCTGCTATATTACCTAGATTTTTGGTTAAATTTTCAACACTATGATTAAAAACAGGCTCTCCTCTATCTGATAAAGTTACAGATGTTTGTACAGTACCTGATGTAGTTAATCCTGCTGTATCATATTTAGTTTTTTGATCAGCCATTGCCGCTGAATTAACAGGGTTAGTCTGCATAAACCAACTATGTGCTTGAGTAATATCTAAACGATTTGCTAGTGCTACGTTCATCATAGTTAATGCTGTCCAATGACCCACTCCTCTATGGTCTGGGTGAACTAAATGGAACTTAGCGAATAACTCATTTGCATATTCAAATATACAAGACATATAAGCTACTGCTGTTGCGTCTGCTTTTTCTAATACGAAAGCCCAAGCTACAGATTTCCTCTGAGTATCTACATCTCCTGATTTTATTAAAGCTTCAGTACCATAGCCCTCATTGAGCTGTAGCGCCATACTAAACCTCTTTAATCTCATTTCATATGATTGTACTCCTTGTGGAAAATCTTTCCAAGCCTCCATATAAAAGTTAAAATCTGATTCTTTTAAGGGTCTTAACTTGTACCCATTACTTGCTGTTATTACTGTTGTACAAGCCATTTTCCTTGCCTCCATTATGTACTAAAATTCCATTAACGTAATAAGTATGTTCATTATCTACTGTAATATTCCATACTTCTTGTTCTTCGTCTACCCTTTCTATAAATTCTATTTCTCCCGCTGTAGTTTTGTCTCCTACTTCTATTTGCTTTGGTTCAAGATCTGATTTATGTCCGAACTCCTTGCATTCTCTGTAGTATTCTTCTGGATCAATACAGCTCCACCCTTTATCAAATATCCAAACTGGGTGTCCTGCTGTTAAGTTTAAAGTATCTAATTTATACCAATGATCCACTTGGTATGCTTGTTTATTTAATACAGTTCCGCCCCTTACTTTATCTCCTATTTCCATTTCTTCTATTGCTTTTGTTTC